TATTGGGTCGGGCCTGGTCTTCCCTGTACCCGAAGAGAAGCTCATCTGTGAGCCTTTCTCGATCCCAAAAGAGTATCTAAGGATTGGTGGTATCGACTTTGGGTGGGACCACCCGACAGCTGTTGTGTGGCTCGCCTACGACGCTGACGAGGACATCATATACGTCTACGACACGTATCGACAATCAAAGGTAACGCCAGCGGTTCACGCGCTCGCGATCAACACGCGACCCAGGTGGATCAGCTACGCCTGGCCGCACGACGGAAATCGCCGGGACGCTTTTGGCAATCCCGGCCTCGCGGAAACCTACCGCGCAGAAGGCGTAAATCTTTTACCGACGCACTTCACGAACCCGCCAGCGATGGGGGAGAAAAAAGGCGGTAACGCCATCGAGGTCGGCATCATGGAGATGCTGCAACGAATGGAATCAGGACGCTTTAAGGTGTTTTCAACGCAAATGGATTGGTTTGAAGAATTAAGAATGTATCATAGAAAAGAGGGAAAAATCGCACCTATCAGAGATGACTTGATGGCAGCTACTCGATATTGCGCTCAGTCGCTACGGTTTGCCCAACCCGAAGGCGAGTCCATGTGGAAAGGAGAACTCAAGTACCCGGAGTTGGGGATAGTTTAGATGGCAAACCTTTGGGATTATGTCCAGGAGTATCCTGGCCTCCTCAAGGAACAGTTGCTGTCCGGTATAGGCGCGTTTGCAGAGGATCGCCAACCAATTCATCTGCTGGGGGCGCTCAATCCAGCCGGGCCATTAATTCAGGACGCAGCAGTACAAGCCGGTGGCCTTATAGCGCCACAGGTGAATGCGCTAAGTCAGTCAGTCTCACAAGGTTCCGAGAACTTGGGCCACGGCCCACTATCTATACCAGATGTGACGGGCGAGCAGTTAGCGCCGTTGCTGATGTTGGGAACAGGGCGTATGCCAAAAGGGGGGCGGATTACTGATCGAATAATTGCGCCTGACCCTGTAGGTGAAATGCGTCGGAAGTTAAATCGTAAGTCCGACATCGGTGCAACCCAGCCGAGAACCGTATTAGAGAAAGACGGTCAAAAAATGGTAGTTGGTGATATTACTTTTGATGATTGGGCTGAACGCACTACGAAAATGAAGCCAAGCGATATTCAAGATTATCGCAAATGGTATAGGGAAGGTTTAGGAGAGTTTGAGGCAACCTTCGGTAAAAAGGACGCACCGTCGTATATGTTGGGGTGGTTGCTAGGTAACCAAAACGAAAGTCCAGCTGGTGCGATGCGAAACTTGTTGAGAGCTGAAGATAAGGTGCGTGGGCTTTTGCAACCTTTCACAGCTGGGTTAGGTGAAGAAAAAATTCTTCAGTCTTTAACTGGTGCCGACATTACGTCTGGAGCTGGTCCGAAGCTGATGGACTTCGTTGATTCTGCTGAAGGGAAGCAATATCGAACTTACATGGGTGATGATCCTCAAGGAGGGTCACCAACCGTTATGGACGTTCATTCAACTCGCGACATGGGTTTTGTGGATAAGACTTTCCATAAATGGTTAGTCGAAAATTTTGGTGATATAGCTAAGGATGTAAAGGTGGATGTGTCCGGTGGTCCGCAAGTGACTCAATATGAGCGCGGTTCCGAGCGGATGAATGAGTTTGCTGAAGAAGCAAATAAACGCGGCTTTATGGGTGGCGGCTGGACCCCAAGCGAGATTCAGGCAGTCGGCTGGAAGTATATGGGCGACCTGGTTGGCGGCGGAGTACAAACCATCCCCGAGGCGATGCAGAGTAACGTGCGTCGTATTTCAACCGAGCTTGCTTTTGGTATTGGTTCACCACTTCAACAGGAGTTTGGTGGAACTTGGGATAACATGCCGCTTAAAGATCAGCAGTGGTTAACTGATCATGTCGCCAGGGAAACATTACCGGTGATGATGGAGATGGTCGGTGTCCGAGGACAAGCCAACCTCGCCGGTGGCAATTACGGTGGCGTATCCCCGCCGAGCATTCAGCTTGATGCGTTAGCGTCGCCCGAAAGAGCTTCCGACATGGCTAATATGGTCGGGTTGCTTTTTCAGCAAGATGAGGTCATTGCTGGTCGTCCATTGCAAAGTGGCGGCACATTATCGCTGGACGTTAATCTCGGTGCTGGCGTGGCGATGAATAAAGGGATGGTTTTCGCGGAGCGTTTACAGCAGCTGCTCGATGTCGGCACTTGGGGTGGTCGTCGGATGGGACCACCTACTAAAGGAGGCTTGTTAGCCACCCAGACCGCGCCAGGTTTTTACTATGTTCCCGAGACTGGCACGATTACGCTTTTCCTAGATAAGAACCCAAAAATTAAAAAAAGTGGTCGGATGGGTTCGCGGATCGAATCTAATGAAGCACTGGAATTAAGACTTCAAGAAGATGTCGTTCGCGTGTTAGAATTACTGGGTCGGGAGCTGAAGCAAAAAAGTAATTTTACGCTCTATAACGCAGAGGCGAATTGGCATGGCGAAGAAAATCACTGGCGACAAGGCGGCACCGGAGAAGTATACAAGCGGGGGCTGGGCGAAAGCGGACGATCCGATCTACTCCAGAGGATGGACGATAGCTCCCAATATGTCAGGTCGTCTTTACAAGAAGGAATCGCCCGACTCCAATCAGGTCAAGCGACGAGACTCAAGCGCCACCCAATAAAGGGTAGATCACTACTCAGACCAATCGAACAAGCCACCCCACGGGGTGGCTTTTTAGTTAAATGACCACCCCGAAGGGTGGTTTTTTTATGGAAAAAATATGGCAAAACTTGACGACGAAGAACTCCTAGCAAAAGTCCAGCAAGAGGTTAACGCTGCGCTCGGCTACGAAGACGAAATCTCCGAACAACGCAAAGAGGCATTGCTGCGCTATACCTCTCAGCCTTACGGCAATGAGGTGGAGGGTCGCTCCCAGGTTGTGGACACGACTGTCATGGATACCATTGAGTGGATTAAACCATCGCTCATGCGGATCTTCACGAGTGGCGATGAGGTCGTAAAGTTTCTTCCTGAAGGACCAGAAGATGTGCCAACGGCACAACAGGCGACTGACTACATCAACTGGATTCTGACCAGGAAGAATAATTGGGCCGAGCTGTTCCTTACCTGGATCTCTGACGCGCTTCTCGAAAAGGTCGGCATCATCAAGGTCTTCTGGGATGACACCGAAAAGAAGAGCAGAGAGGAGTATCACGATCTCACCGACGTAGAACTCGAACAGCTCATCGCGTCTGACGACGTTGAAGTGTTAGAACACACTGAACGCAGTGAAGAAAACGACAGCGACATCGAAGATCCAATGGAGGAGATGCTGGTTAATCCCGCACTCCACGATGTCGTTATTACGCGGCAATCAAAAAGGGGTGGCGTAAAAATATCCAACATCGCGCCTGAAGAGTTCCTGATCTCTCGAGAAGCACAGAACGTGGATGATGCCAGGTTCGTCTGTCATCGCTCACGCATGACGCTGGCCGAGCTGCGCGAGATGGGATTGGACGTTGACGAAGACCTGATCGGCTCCGGTGACACCGGCAGTTTCAACTTCAACATGGAGAACAACGCCCGACACCAGTTCGACAACTCCCAGGGTTGGCCTTTCGATAACGACGAAGGCGAAGGCGCTCTGAAAGAAGTTTGGGTGTTCGAGAGTTATATGCGCGTCGAGATCGAAGGCGGCTTGTCGGAGCTGCGTCGGATTCTGACTTGCGGTAATCAGGTACTCGCCAATGACGCGGTAGATCGAGCGCCATTCGCTACCCTCTGTCCGATACCCATGGCGCACAAGTTCTTTGGTATGTCGATTGCAGATCAAGTGATGGATCTCCAGCTCGTTAAAACAGTGCTGCTTCGAAATCTCCTCGACAATATGTACTTGCAGAATGCCGGTCGCGTAGCAGTACAGGAAGGAATGGTTAATCTGGACGATTTGTTAACCCAGCGCCCAGGGGGAATTGTAAGAACCAAAGCGCCTGGCGCAGTGACTCCATTACCAACACCGCAGCTCCAGCCTTACGTCTTTGAGATGCTGGGCTACATCGACAAAATTCGAGAAGAACGCTCCGGCATGACCAAGATGAGTCAGGGACTCGATGCCAAC